TGGTATGTAGACAACATTATCTACGGCCGATGGACATTTGAAGAAACAGCAAGAAAGATATTTGAGGCAGTAGACCACTATCAACCTGCTGCGGTAGGTATTGAGAAAGGTATTTCAAAGCAAGCAATCATGTCACCACTAAGCGATATGATGAGGCAACGTAATAAGTTTTTTCGTATAGAAGAATTATCACATGGCAACAAGAAAAAGACTGACCGTATTGTAGCTGCTTTACAAGGTCGTTTTGAACATGGAGCCATTACTATTAACGAAGGTGATTGGAACGCAGAGTTTTTAGATGAGCTATTTCAGTTTCCTAATCCACAAGTACACGATGACTTAATTGATTCATTAGCGTACATAGACCAATTAGCTAACGTTTCGTATTACTATGATTACGAAGAAGATACTTTTGACGTTTTAGACCCAATAGCAGGATACTAATTTTATGAATGACGATGATATGATTCACGGCCAGACTTTAGAAAGTTGGGTTATTAACAAATGTGACCAGTGGCGTGACCACTACGAAAGTAACTACGCAGAGATACATGATGAGTACTACCGTATCTGGCGTGGTATCTGGGACAAGTCAGACACTATGCGTGACTCTGAGCGTTCTCGTCTTATCTCGCCTGCTACGCAGCAAGCAGTAGAAAGTTCAGTTGCAGAGATTGAGGAAGCTACGTTTGGTCGTGGTAAGTTCTTTGACATTAAAGATGACCTACAAGACCCAAATCCACAGGACATTGGCTTCCTACGCAACCAGTTAGAGGAGGACATGCACTTTGCTAAGACTCGTTCTTCGGTAGCTGAGTGTTTAATTAATGCTGCTGTATTCGGTACAGGCATTGGTGAGCTAGTCTTAGAGGAAGTAACTGAGTTTGTCCCTGCAACAGAAGACACTGAAGAAATAGGTTTAAAGGCTTTTGGTGTGTATGAAAAAGAACGCTTCCTAGTTAAGCTAGACCCAATCATGCCTCAGAACTTCTTGATTGACCCACTAGCTACTAACATTGATGATGCACTAGGTGTAGCTATTGATAAGATGGTTCCTTACCATCAAGTTAAGCAAGGTATTGACTCTGGCATATACTTGGACGTAGACGTAGAGAAGGACGTATACGACCCAGAACTAGAAGATGCTAGTAAAATTACTACGTTGTTTACTGACGACATGGTACGCCTGACCAAATACTACGGCTTAGTACCTACTCATTTACTAAGTAACGTTAGTGACGATGATGAAGTTGAAGACATTATCCCAGTGGACAAAGACCAAAGTTACACTGAAGTAATTATGGTTATTGCTAATGGTTCTACAATTCTAAAGATTGAGAACAATCCTTACATGAAGAAAGACCGTCCAGTGGTTGCTTTCTCTTGGGACTTAGTACCATTTAAATTCTGGGGTCGTGGCATCTGTGAAAAGGCCTACAACAGCCAGAAAGCATTAGACACTGAGCTACGCGCACGTATTGATGCTTTGGCTCTTACAGTCCACCCTATGATGGCTGTGGACGCATCGCGTATGCCTCGTGGAGCTAAGTTAGACATTAGGCCGGGAAAAACTATTTTAACAAATGGTTCACCTGCTGAAATCCTACAACCATTTAAGTTCGGTCAGCTAGACCAAGTAACATTTACACAAGCAAGTCAGCTACAGTCTATGGTACAGCAAGCTACTGGTGCTATTGATAGTGCTGGTATCCCTGCATCAATCAATGGTGAAGGCACAGCAGCAGGTACGTCAATGGCTCTAGGTGCAATTATTAAACGCCACAAGCGTACGTTGATTAACTTTCAAGAGAACTTCTTAATTCCATTCGTAGAAAAAGCTGCTTGTCGTTATATGCAGTTTTCTCCCGACTTATATCCTATTAAAGACTATAAGTTTGTGGCTTCTAGTTCTCTAGGTATTGTTGCCCGTGAGTATGAAGTAACACAGTTAGTACAACTACTACAAACTATGTCTCCTGAGTCACCAATGTACCCAATGCTAATTGAATCCATTGTGGATAATATGGGCTTGGCTAACCGCGAGGAGATTATTGGGCAGCTACGACAGGCTAATCAGCCTAACCCTGAACAACAACAGGCCGCACAAATGGCACAACAATTACAGATGGCTACGGCTCAGGCTCAGTTAGAACAGATGCAAGCTATGACAGCAGAAATTGTATCTCGCGTACAACAAAATCAAGTTGAAACCCAGCTACTACCTGTTGAGGAAGAAACTAGACGTATATCCGCTATGGCTAAAAATATGCCACTTGATGAGTTTAAACAGCTTATTGAAGTAGCCAAACTGGAGCTAAAGGAAAAAGAAATTAGCAGCAGAGAAGAAATTGTCAAACTTCAAATGGCAAATACAAAATAAAATGCTTGACAAACCATGAACAATATGGTATAATATATTAAGTATATAAATTTAACTAACTTCACCATACAGGAGAATGAATGTTAGAACCAGAGGTAGAGCAATACTACAACAACTATTTCGAATTGTTTATGCAGGAAGGTTGGGAGCAGTTTATAACTGATGTTCAACAAGCCGTAGATACAATTCAGATACTCGCAATCCAAGATGCTAAGGAATTACATTTAGCACAGGGCCAACTGCAAGTATTTCAAAGGCTCCTTACATGGCAGGACTC